AATCATTTAAGGAATGGGCGTTAAGCTAATGACAATTGTTTTCTTTTGAACAATGCTCATCGCTTACCGCCCTGAACTTGAGAATCCTCCCCGTGATGCGGGCTTCGGGATCATCACTGATTCTGGGCTTATTCAGCTCACTCCTGGTCTCAATCAGGAAATTCCTGACGAGAAGTGGAACGAAGCCAAGCTGAACAAAACTGTTAAGAAGCTTATGGCTATTGGTGCCATCGAAGAGATGAAAGAGCAAGTGGTTGTCGAGAATCTTCCCGAAAACGTACAAAGCCTTTCAGAGCTTCCCCTCACTCAGGCCATTCGCGCCATTGAACTTATTCATGACGCAGAACGCCTCACCGACTGGAAACGCATTGAAGGTCGCGTGCGAGTGAGGAACGCCATTAGCAAGCGTCAAGAAGCCATTCGCATTGGAAAAGCCTGACTATGGCTGTCACCTACGCAAGTTTTCTTGAGCGCTTTCCTGAGTTCAGTCCTCATCCCTCTGGCATTGTCAATGGTGCCATCTCTGAAGCTTCTTACGATGCGTCGGAAGATGTATTTGGAGATCAAACTGATAGGGCCGTTAAGTTTTTAGCCGCTCATATCATTGCCATTCAACTTGCACAAATGGGCATTCAAATTGGTGCCACCGAAGGCAAGGTTTATGGAGAGGGACTAGAAGCCACTCAGTACGGACAAGAGTTCAAACGCCTTACTGATTCCCTCCCTGGCACTGCTGTTGGTTTTGTTGTATGAGCAACTTCTTGATGCCACTATCAAATGCCACCCTCGTGTGGTCTGTGGCATCGGGATATGTTGTTGATAGCGGAACTGGCAACTATGTACCCATGGCCACTGGCATTACTTACTATGCCACGTTGCGCCAAAAGACGAATCCTCGGTATAGCCAATTACTAGGTGCCGATGAAACTGCTGTGTACATGGAAGGTCGTCTCACTCAACCATTAGCGCTATCTGGCGTGACGTTTGGTGATACGGCAAGAGCCACTATCAATGGAAGGGAAGGTCGTTTTGAGCTATTGCCAAACGAGGAAATTGCTGAACATTATTGGCAATTCCTCGGCACTCCAATCAGGGGCATTTTTAGACTGATTGGTAAAGGAAGCGTGGACAACGCTTAATCATTTTCCCTTCCATTGCTGAGGAATTCCTCTCATGCTTTACCACCCCACCGAATTGGTCAAAAGCCAAGACGTGATTGTGCGTGTCGGCTCTATCGGCGGCATTGCACGGCCCGTGATCACCCAGAGCGGTGCCACCTTCACTGTTAGCGGCGCTCCTACCCTCTACACGCTGCAAGCGGCCACTACGGCTTCTGTTGCCTTTAACGATGGCAACACCGAGTTCTACCTGCTGGGCGGCGGCGGTTTCTCTGACAGCGTGATCGTCACCTCTCAGGCCACCACTTCCATCACTTCCTACTTCCAGAAGGATGTTGATGGCACCACCTTCATTCCTAATAGCTTTGACGAAGCTTTCCAAGTGATTGCTGCTTCTCGTTACGACAAGGACGCTGAAGTGTACGTTGAAATCAACAAGCAGCTTGGCGTGTCTGGTACCACTTTCTACTACGACCGAGTGGCTTACGTGGCTCGCGTCATGAACTACAACGAGAGCTATCCCGCTGATAACCTCGTGGAATGCACCTTCGATCTGATTAGCCGTGGTCGCATTGGCATCCATCAGAATGCCACTTCCACTGGATCGATTATTCCCGTTGCTCCCAACGCATAGTTCATTTCTCTGTTGGTTTTTGCTAGCCTTCCCATACGGGGAGGCTTTTTATTGTGAATATTGCTCAGCTTCGGGAAGTGCTCACTGAATTGCTTTCTGCATCGCCTAATTTAATTGGCGAATACATATTGCCAAATAATACAACTATTCCCTCGGTTTACGTGGTAGGCAGGCAGGGGGTTCCAAAGGAATGGAAAGCAAAAGGGCTAGAAGTGACAATGGAGGAATTTCCTTCTGTTAGCCCAAGGGCCATGGTTGGGAAGGTGCAAAACAACAAGCAATGGACTGTCGTTCTAGTTGATTACACTCCCAATTCAACAGCATTGCAAGAAGCGGCGCTCAGGATGGCAAGACGATTCCCTGATGCACAATTCTCCTTCCGTCCAGAATCCGATGTTGTATATGGGCAGTATCGCATTAGAATTCCAGACGTTGAACTGCTAACTGTTTACCCTGCATCGTGAAAATATTAAAAAGCTCCTGCGAGAAAGTGTGGCTTTTTGACGCGGAAGTGGATGATATTTCAGTTAGAGCAGGATTGGCATGCTTTCTTTCTCAGTGCTCATCTTCAGTATCCTTTGTTTATAAAGGCAAGAAGATAGAGGCATGTTTGCCATTGAGGGCCATTAATAGTGGCGTGCCGCTACGCATCACGAATGCTAGACTCTTCCTGCAATAAGGAAGCTCATGAGCAAGTATTCGAACATTTTTCTGTTGAGCAATGCAGAATATGAAAATATTGGCGATTGCCTGAGACTGCGTAAGTATGGGAGCTGGCTGGCGGAAGAAGTGTGGACGCGAGAAGAGCAGGGGCAAAAGCGTGCTCAGTTTACATTGCGTGCCATTGCATTGGCCAAAAAGATTGCCATTGAAAGGGACATTGATCAAGACGAAGCATTTGCCATGCTTCAGTCTGGAAGCGGGGAAGGCAGCATTTTGTCGGAATATTCGGAAGACGCAATGGCACTGATGAGCAGCATGCCATCAGGGAGGGATCAATTTGGTGAGCTTGTTACTATTTTCTTCCGCAATCGAGGGGAAGTATTTAGCAGTAAGAAATGGTCGCCCACTGAAGACTGGACAATTGAAGACACTCAAAAGCTTCCCAAGGCTTTCTTGGATCAAATTGAAGCTTTCATGGCTGCCGAAGACAAGGGCGTGAGTGCGAAGAGTGACGAAGATCAGGAGGAGGAAGCAGGAAAAAACGACTAGATCGGCTTGCAAAACAGGCCGATGAGGCAATTGATAATGCCACTGATTGGACCGATATTTATTGTCAGCTAGCATCGCTGCAACTTTCCGATCCATTGTTCCAAGCAAATAATTTTGCTCGATTGCCAGTTAAATTACTGGCTGATGTCCTGGAAAAGGGCTATGCGGTGCTTCAGTCAAGGACAAATGCAGCAAGCGTTAGCACTGCCAAGCTTGCCATGGTTGTCATGTCTGCATTGGGAGCAAAGGGCAACAAGAATAAGCTTGATCACTTCCTGCCATATGAACTTGATAGTGGAGCGTCTTCTATGAAGGCATCCACAAAAGCCGCTCTTGAATGGGCATTGAAGAATGAGAGAATGCCAGCAGCTATCGTTGGCATGATTGGCGCTGAACTTAGTTGAAAATGTTAGATTGGTCGTATTATAGTTTGATTAATAATGGCCTATCAGCTTCGCTTTGAAAGCAATGCGTTTCAGGCTGATAGCGCCATTGGTAGATTGCTAGATAGATTGTCGGCCTTTTCAAGAGGAGCAAGGCGTTTAGCTGGCATTCAAATTAGGGAATATCAAGGCAATGATCTGCGAAGGCTAAGAGGCATTAACACTCGCACTTTTGAGCGCGTGATGGACTGGGCGGATGCAGACTTTGACGTGCAGATGACCAGTGAAAAATGGCAATGGAACGACAATCAAACAAGACGAAAGAATGGGCAGATAGTTGGCAGCCCGAGGGATATTGTTGATACTGGCGACCTGCTTCAAAGCAAGCAACGAAATACAATCAGCCGAAACGTCACTGAATTCATCTGGACTGACGACGTGGCAGAAGCCGTGCATGATGGCATGAAAGCAAAATCGGGAGAAGATTTGCCAGCCCGTCCGTGGACCGAGCCCACGCTTGATGAGATGGATTCGATTATTAACACTATGCTCCGCCAGGAGGGACGCTAATCATGGCGCTTTATTCGATTGATTTCAGCACGAATGCTGGGAAGATTATTCGCAGCATTGAGGAGCTAAATAAGGAAATAGCCAATGTTGCAAGAACTGGACAGAGCATTGAGATTAATTTAGACAGCAGCAAGTTACAGCAAGGCATTAACGCTACTTTCAAGCAACTCGACAAAGAGATTGCAAAGTATCAACGCCAATTGCGTAAGCTGCAAATCGGGAGTCCAGAATTCATTGCCAAGGCAGGGCAAATTGGAGGGAAGGAAGGTCTTGCAGAAAGGGGACGATTACAGGCTCAATCTGCTGGACTGAGACAGCAAGCATTTGCTTTTGAAGGCGGGTCAGCGATGGCCATGGGCAAATTGCTGCAATCATTGAAAATTGATGCAGCGCAAATCAAGCCCAACACTCAAGAATGGGCATTGCTTCAACAGCGCATTGCTTCTATCAATATTGACCTAAAGAACGCCGATACTTTAGCTGAAAACATTCAAATGCAGCAGAATCTTGCTGCATTTGCGCCTGGAAGCTTAAATGCTCTTGAGGCTAAGCTTACCATCCTTCGCAATAGAGCCAGGGAGATCGTCCCTGATACTAAGGAATGGAAAGAGCTTAATAAAGAAATTGTCAAAGCCGAACAAGGGATTGAGCGTCAAAATCGCCGCCCCTTGACTGCCCAGCAACGCATGGGAGCTGCTGGTGGGGCGTTTCTCTATGGTGGTGGGCTAGGGGGAGGTATTGGTAGTGCTGCTGGTGGCATTGCTGGCGGTCTGATTGGAGGGGTGCCAGGAGCCTTTACTGGCGCGGCCATTGGCCAAGCAGTGGACAATCTGGGCGCGATGACGTTTGCCATGGCTGAACAGGCAAATGCCATCAAACGACTACGGCTTGGGCTTGCCAGTGCTTCAACTGACCTTAAAGACTTTGCTGAGGCAAACGCTCTCATCACTGATATTAGTAATCGTCTATTGATCCCCATTGGAGAAGCATACGGACAATTCACTCGCTTACGTGCAAGTACGGTAGCTCTTGGCATTGACACTAAAACTACTGGTCAAATCTTTGAAGGCGTAAGTGTTGCCGTACTAAAAACAGGCGGCAGTATGGAAGACGTGAGCGGTGCTATGCGTGCCGTTTCTCAGGTGTTTAGTAAAGGCAAGGTTACCGCTGAAGAACTGAGGGGGCAACTTGGCGAGAGACTCCCAGGCGCAGTGGTTAAGTTTGCAAAAGCGAACAATATTGCCATACAAGATTTAGACAAAGCTTTTGAAAGTGGGCAAGTAAGTGTTGATCAATTTGTCACATTTGCAAAAACGCTACTAAAAGAAGCAGAAGGCTATTCTGATGCCTTAGCTAACAATCAAGAATACGCATCGTCTCGCTACGCCAAGGCAGTAGAGAGAATGCGGATTGCTATTGGCAAGGCTGTAGGGCCAATGATCAGTGATATTCAAGACTTTGCCACTGAAGCAATCAACGCCATTCTGCAAGTTTCTGGCAAGCTAGAAGAGTTTGCCAAATTTATGGAGACTAGATTTGGTGGAGGAGGCAAAGATACTACGTTTCTTGGTAAGGGAGCAGCAAATATTGCAGATCGATTGATTGGGGGAGAAATTGAACTAAAGGATGTAGAAAAAAGAACGAAAGACTTTGAGGCAAAGCTCAGTGAAAGTCAGGCCACTTTTCAGGATATTATTAATGGTCAATACAAAGACAATCGAAATATTTTTGAGCAAATGTTTGGTGGACCAGGAGAGGAAAATCTCCGTAAAAATCTGCCTACTACCATTGCTTTTTACAAGAAACAATTAGAAGAATTAGGTCAGGCAAGAAAGCTGGCTGAAAGCCAAACTAAAGGCGAAGGGGCAAAGCAGTCTGCTGCGGCAGATCCAGAAGCTGGAAAGCGAGCTGAAAAGTTCCTAGATGCTGTTGAGAATAGGGAAAAAGCAATTGCTCAAGCTAGGGAAAGCTATGAGCAAGACATCCGTAGCATTCGCGAAAATGCGATCAAGCAGGCTAATGCCTTGGAACGCAAGAATGCGGATCAAAGGCTGCAAGACGAGCGCGAACTAGGAAGGGTTAGGCGTGATCTTGCCAGTGCCGTGCAAGAAGAAGGGCTGATGCTTCGCGAAATTGGAGGCGAAGATCCAGCGCTTTTAGAGCAAGAGCGTAAGATTGGCGACGCCCTTCGTCAATATACGGAAGACAAGATTTCTCGCGAAGAGACTGCTCAAGATAGGCAGATTAGTCAGTCAAGGGAGCTCGAGGATTTTAAGAAGCAAAATGCAGATGCCATTAACAAAGCAAATGAACGCTATGCAAGAGCTATTGGCAAAATCCAGCAAGACTATGCGAGAAGCGTTGCAAAATTAATTGAAGACGGAAGTGGTAATGGCGCGAAGAGGCTAGCTGCTGCAGCCAAGCTAATTGCCGCTTATACGGCCAGGGCATCTGCTCAGCAAGCATTTGTGGGAGCCACAGACAGGGCGATCATTCCAAGTGGTCCTGGTGGATATGAGGTGGCTGGCAGGCAATTCACGGAAGCGCAATTGCTTAGTGAAGCCGCTAAGAGCACCCCACAGACAAACACGGCAACCAAAGCCTTTATCCAAGCAACTAAGCAAGTTGAACAGGCTCAGAGAGAATTTAGCTCGTCAATAAAAACAACAGCACAAGCATCGACCGTTTCGTTTACTCCTGTAAATACTGACGATTTAAATGCTCAAATTGAAGCAAATCAATCGGCTCTTTCTAAGTCACTGGCTGTAATCAATGAAAACAAAGCAGCCCTTAGCAAGCAGGAAAATATCATCAACATATTGATAGAAGCAAACAAAGAAAGTTCTGCATCAATTAATGACAAGACAAGAGAGACCAACTTAGAGAACGCTGCCATTGCTCGTCAAATAAGTATTATCCGTGACGGCTTTTTGCCTGCGCAAGCAGAACAGATTGCATCTACGGATGAACTGTTTGAGAAAGCGCGACAGCTTGCAGCAAACGCTGCCACTGGAATGCTTATGGGCACTGGAGAAGATGCAGCGCTTCAAGAAAGAATCAATCAGATACTAAAAGATCAGCTTGACACGCTAAATAAACAGCAAGTGGTTTATACGGAGACTCAGCAGACGCTGTTAGACAACAAGGCAATCCTCGAGGCTACTCGCCTTCAGTCTCAAGCTGGCATAGTTGGCATGGGGCTTCGTGCTGGCTTTATAAAAGAGGCTGGAACTGCCTACGAAGAACAAATTGCAAAGAACGTGAGCCCAGAAGCTGCAGCCAGTGTCGCCCGAGCCACTGAACAGCTCATGATTGCCAAGACGGCTGCCGATGCATTGGAAGGTTCAGTCACTGGCATTGGAACGGCGTTTGGAGAAGCAATGACCGTAGGGGTGGAAAGCTTAGTGAGTGGCACTGCCTCAGCACAGGAAATATTTGCAAACTTCTTAAAAACCGTCGCGCAAGCATTGTCGAATGCAGCTTCGCAAATGATTTCCACTTATGTTTCCATCGGTATTGCAAGAATGTTTGCGGGCTTCACTGGAAAAGGTGGACTAGAACCTAATACCGACGCTGGAAATGCAGCTTTTATGCAGAGAACAGGGGCTCTCGGTTTTGCAAATGGAGGCATTGCCACTGGAGGATTTCTTCCTTTCAGGGCTTTTGCTGATGGTGGCATCGTCTCAGGCCCCACCCTTGGCCTTGTTGGGGAAGGCCGCTTTAATGAAGCAATTATTCCTCTCCCTGACGGCAAGAGCGTTCCAGTGGATCTTGGCAACGCTGCTGGCAACAACATTTCCACTAACATTGTTGTAAATGTAAACAATGGACAAGTGCAAAGTGGATCTGGCAATGGAGGGTCCGATTTGGGACGCAAGATGGAAGGTGCCGTGAAGCAAGTGATTGTTAATGAATTACGGCCAGGTGGTCTCCTGAGCGGAGGAAGACGATGACCCAGCCCATTTTTGCATTGCCGTGTGAATACGGTCTAGAAGTCAGCAGAACAACCTATGGCGGGCAGACGTTCAAGCTAGCTGCCACTTCTGGCACTGCTTCTCCTTCTGGGATAGAAGTCTACACATCCTCTTATGACATCACGACTGTCCCGATTGACAATAGCGTTGCCACTGCACTAGACGAGGAACTGCGCAAGCTTAAAGGAAGCTACTTTTTTAGTCAGCTTTATTTCGACGATCAAGTATACAAATATCGCATCATTGACGATACTTGGCGATGGAAAGTTATTGGTCCTACTGCCAATACATTTTCTCTGTCAGTGGAGCGAGTGTATGAGCCAGACGTAGAGTTTGGGATTGACTATGGCCTTTCACAGTCACAAATCGTTTCCACCAATCTCATTCGCATTAGCACTACCAGCAGCGGTGCTACGCCTACGGCACAGTCTCGCCCATTGAAGACGGCGGACGTGCGAACACGGCCAATGTCTAGGACTGCTGCAGCCTCGCTAGAAGCCTCTCTGGTGGCGCTAGACGGGGCTCCTTTCTACTCGCAGCTCTACTTGGACACAGCGCCAAGACTGTACCGCTTAAGCCCCTATGAGTGGCGATGGACGCCAGATAGTCAAGATGGTTATGTCTGCGAATTTTCCGTGACAGAAGTATTGCCCAATGTGACAGACATCCCATTGAGAGAGCAGCTTAGCATTGATCGTACAAGCCGCATTAAGAAGGTGCAGTTTGGTGATGGCTATGAGCAAGTGATGCCTGATGGGATCAACACTGAAACAGTCGTCTATTCCATTGAAACCCTTCCTCTTTCCGATGCGCAAGCATCGAGCCTTAATAGCACTTTACTGGCGCGTAATGGCAACTTCTTCTATTCAAAATTAAAGGATGAGCCCGCTGTTGCAAAGTACAGGCTTGACGATAATCGATGGTCGTGGAACATCCAAGGCAGGGATGCTAATGTGTTTCAATTCAGTATGCGCAAAGTGTACGACCTATGACGATTGTTTCCGATGTTCAGCAAAGTTGGCATGATGGGCTGGTAGAGCTGTTTGATTTGGACTTGCAGCCAATCACTGGCGACCCTGCAGATAAGTTTTATTTCACAAATCAATTAAAACCAAATAATACAAAAATTCAATGGAAGGGGAATACATATGAACCACTTCCTATTATTGCAGCAGGGTATGAGAAAAACACCATTGGGCAAATTGCTCAGCCCACATTGACAGTCGCAAACGTGCTTGGCACTTTTACGCAAGTCATTAGTGGGCTGGATGATTTAGTGGGAGCCAAGGTAACTCGTCGCCGCACATTTGGCAAGTATTTAGACGGAGAGCCCAGCGCAGATCCGCTACAAGAATTTCCTCTTGATGTTTTTTATATTGAACGCAAAACTCAAGATAATTCTCTTGTGATCACCTGGGAACTTGCCAGTGCCCTAGACCTCGAAGGAATAAAGCTGCCTCGTCGAATCATCACTCAAAACTATTGCCAATGGCGATACAGGGGAAGCGAGTGTGGATACACTGGCCCTATCCTGTATGGAAGCAATGATCAATTCATTGACACCACTGGGCTTTCGGCTGCTGGTGTCACAGTAATCAACGCTGGAAAACTTGTTCTCCAAAGACAGCAAGAACAGGTGACTGCCAAAAATCTTCGCGATGCCGCTATTGGAAATAAGAATAAGCAATGTGAGACGCGAGTATTGTTGGAGGAGCGATTCAATTATGAAAACTTTGTGTCTGGCAATCTCGCTTTTTGGGGTGGAACGGCAGTAAAGCTTAATGCTACTTATAGAGCAGGGAAAAAGAGGGCTGACAGTGGCTTTGGCGCACGCGCAGGACAGGGAGTTTTTGAAATTGAACGTTGGGGCGTAGATCCAACCGCATGTAGCATTGCGACTGCCCAGCTCGTTACTGCAAGGGCCAATTTAGTTACTGCCAACAATAACGTCGTTGCAGCACAAAATGCTTTGAACGCGGCGATTGCTGCTCTTCCTTCCGATGATCCCTTACGTCTTTTGGATGTTTGTGGCAAGCGAGTAAATAGTTGCAAGCTCAGATTTCCTAAAACCTCCCTTCCTTATGGTGGATTCCCTGGAGCTAACACTGTTCGCCAATGATGCCATTTTCTTTCCTTGAGGCGACAATTCGCGCCCATGTTTTCGAAAAACCTTTAGAAGAAGCATGTGGACTTATTGTCAACGATGAGTACATCCCATGCAAAAATCTTCATCCTTCTCCATTATCTAATTTTGCGATTGGAGCAAAAGACTATGCGAAGGCAGAAAAGAAAGGCCCCATCCAGGCAGTGGTGCATTCGCATCCAGAGGGGTTTGGAGGTTTTAGTAGGCACGATGTCGTTAGCTGCAAGCAAAGCAATGTGCCATGGTTGTTGTATTGCACGCAATCAAACCAGTGGCACTATGTCGATCCCACTGGAAATGCGCCACTCATTGGAAGACCGTGGCTGTATGGCATTTATGACTGTTACGGCATATTGAAGGACTATTTTCACCAAACATTTGCCATTAGTCTTGATGATTTTCCAAGAGGAGAAGAAGGGGAATGGGAAAGTCCTGAATGGCGGATGTTTGAGAAGAACTTTGCCAAGCAAGGATTTGTGCCAGTAGATAAAGCAGAGAAGCCAGGTGATTTTATTCTGATGCAACTACAGGCACCGTTTCCCAATCACGCGGGTGTATTGTCGAAGCCAGAGCAAAATCTGTTCTATCATCATTTAATGGAAAGGCTCTCAGAGGTATCTGTATATGGTGGATACTGGCAAAAATGCACAAGCCAAGTGCTTCGTCACCAAGCATTAATGTGATGGAAAATCTTATTGAAGTGAAGCTTTTGGGGGAACTGGGCAGGCGTTTTGGTCGGTCCTATTCTTTTGTCGCATCGTCTCCGAAGGAAATCATCTCAGCCTTGTCAAATCAAATTGAAGGCTTTAAGGACTATCTATGTAGTGCCCATGAGAATGGAGTTGGTTTTCGCTTGGTCGATGGCGATGCGGAAGGCATGACCTACGAAGAGACCCTTTTGGGCTGTAGACAGTTGATTATCGCTCCTGTTGTTACGGGAGGTGGGGGTATTGGACGCATCTTACTGGGGGTGGCATTAGTGGCATTAGCATTTGTTCCTTTTGGTGGTGCCTTTGCAGGCTTTGCTGCGGGCAAATTTGCAGTAGGCAGCGGCCTTTTATTTAGCCTTGGTACAAGCCTCGTATTGACTGGCATTGCGAGCATTCTCACTCCTCCAGTAAGCCAGCCGCGAGAAACGGAACGCAAAGATAGCTTCCTCTTTGATAGAGCCACTGAACTTACTACACAAGGTCAGCCAGTGCCATTGCTTTACGGAAAGTTTCTTGCTGCTTCTCCATTGGTCATCTCTTCTGCGATTACTACTCAACAGGTGCCAGCGTGATGTCAGACGATTTTGATCAACGCATTGTCATACAAGGATCCAAAAAGGGTGGTGATGCAAGGAGACCTAAGGAAGACGCGGAATCTCTTCGCAGTAGATCAGACGCTGAGATTGTTGCAGTGCTGTCAGAAGGCGAGATTCTTGGCTTTGAAACTGGCGTTGATCTTCTTACTCGCATTTATTTAGATGGCATTCCTATTAAAAACGTCGGCGGCAATAGTTATAACTATAAGATTACTAATTTTTACACGGGATCCGCTGCATCAGCGAATGGCAAGGGAAGCCTGATTCCTTCAATCAATGCCAGCATTCCAGGCCTGATTCGAGGTAATATTGTTAGCCAAGTAGATTCAGTGACTCTTGATTATCGCGTAGGTACGCAAAGTCAAGATCCTATGCCAGGTTTTGACAATATCAAGACAGAGCAAAATGTAGGGGTGAGAGTCACTAAAGATCAGGGTATTGTTTCTCGTACTACCGTTGCCAGCAACTGGAATCGCATTCGAGTGCGAGTGGGCGTGGGATCCTTGTTCAAAATTGACAATGAGAATGGAGACGTAAAGGGGACACAAGTTGAATTTAAGATACAAATTCGCCCAGAAGATGGCAGCGATTTTATCAACGAGACCAAAAGAATTAAAGGTAAGAGTAGAGGGCCTGTTGACTTCGAATATGAGTATGACCTTAGAGGGGAAGGACCATGGGTGGTAAGTATTAAACGAGAAACTGGTGATCCTACCACCACTACTATTAGCGACGATTTCTATTACAAGGCGATTGTTGGCTACATTGATTCTTCTTTTCGCTATCCCAACACCGCCTTAATTGGCCTAAAAATTGGCGCAGAGAGCTTTACGAGGGTACCCACCATTGGCGCAGAGTTAATGGGCGTGAAGATTAAAGTGCCAAGCAATTACAATCCCTTCACTCGTAAATATGAAGGCATTTGGAATGGCACCTTCAAGACGGAATGGTCCAATAATCCAGCCTGGGTTTTTTATGACCTATTGACTAACTCTCGCTACGGGGCGGGACAATTTATCAGTGAAGCGCAAGTGGACAGATATAGTCTTTATTCCATCGGTCAGTATTGCGACGAACTAGTACCAGATGGCAAAGGTGGACTTGAGCCTCGTCTCACTTTTAATGCCTATATTACGGACAGAGGCGAAGCCTATGAAGTGCTGAATAGCATGGCTGCGGCATTTCGAGGGATGCTTTATTTCAGTGAAGGCGCAATTGTTAGCATCCAAGACAGACCAAAAGCAGTTAGCAAGATTTTTTCTCCCGCTAATGTCATTCAAAAAATAGAAGAAAATGGAGAGGTGAGTGAACCGTGTTTCACATATGAGGGCACGGCTAGAAAGGCACGAAAGACTGTGGCGCTTATTAGCTGGAACGATCCAGAAGACTTGTACTCTTCCAAGGTTGAATACGTGGAGGATCGAGAAGGTATTGAACGCTATGGCTACAGGGAGGTAGAAGTAAGGGCATTTGGCACCACTTCACAAGGACAGGCTCAACGTGTTGGACGGTGGTTGCTTTTGACAGACCAGCTTGAATACGAAACGGTTACTTTCAAGGTGGCCATGGATGGATTCTTTATTCTCCCTGGCGAAATCATTGGCATTGCTGATCCCGCGAAAGGAGGAAAGCGTTTTGGAGGGAGAATAACTGCCTCCACTCTCAATTCTGTTTCCATCGATGCCCCGTTCACCATTGGAGCATTTTCCTACCTGCTCTACGTGACAATGGAAGACGGAAGCATTGTATCGCGAACCGTCACCAATGTCCCTGGCGCCACTTCCACCCTATCACTTTCCTCTCCATTGCCCTCTGCTCCCTTGGCTGGATCCCCATGGATTTTACAAGAAGGCGATGCAGGAGTCCGAAAGTTTAGAGTGATCTCAATGGTGGAAGATGATGCCGTGGTAACTGTTCTGGCTACTTTATATGACGAGAGCAAGTTTTCTCTCACTGATAGTGAAACCTTCCTTAGCACTGCCCGTACAAAGGTGGCATCAGTACAAGCACTGCCTTCTGTTAGTGGCGAAAGTATTGTACTGGGGGTGCCTTCATAATGGCTCAGTACGAAGTGGCATGGAAATTCCCGCAGTATTCTGCCTATTCCATTTTGAACGCGGCAGTGCATCCTGCTATTTGCTGGAATAATGTGCAAAACAATCCGTTCATTTCTGCCTTTGAAGTGGATTTCTTAAATCTGGAAGACAATAGTTGGATCAACATTGGCACGACTACCGCCAACTACATTCGCTTTCCTTCCGACATTTACAATTCAGAAAGTGTCTATCAGATTAGAATTGCTACAATTGGAACTGATGGCAGACGATCTCCGTACGCCTATAGCCAAGCAACACTATCAAGTCCGCTAGTGTTTGATTTTACCGAGCCATTGATCGTTAAGCTAATCAGTGGTGCTAATGTGCCAAACCAACGCTTCCTTTTCCTAGTCTTCTGATATGGCCAATCTTTACGGACTTGATGCTGCTGGTAACGCTGCCTATGTAAAGGCCGCGGGAGCAGGTACGAATGGTGACCCTTTCGTTATCATTCACGATGTTGCCTCGTCCGACATCAAGAGCGCCTTTGTTTCGGCCAGTGGTAATGTGGACGTAGTAGGAGCAGTAAGTGGTAGCAAGTTGCGAGTGACGGCAATGACTATCACATCGTTATCTGGTTGCACAGTGCAAATTCAAAGTGGTGCATCAACCAATAAAACTCCGCCATTCCATATTGGAGCAAGTGGCAACTTAACGCAATCCAATGGATTAGGTCTGTTTGAAAGCAATGTCAGCGAAAAACTCAATGCAGTGGTAAGTGGCTCCACTGTTTATACAGTAATGCTGTCCTACCGTGAAGTGCTCACATGAGTTCCTCTTTTCTTTCTACTTCCATTGTCCCTCGCGTTGACTTGTATCTACTGCGCAGGGATTACTTCGATGGCCTTAGCTTATTGCTACAAGATAGTGATGGCTTGCCGTTTAATTTAAACGAAGTGCAAGTATGCTCTTCTGTGTGGAAACAAAATGCTAGTGGCGGTTATGATTTCGTCACTTCTGTCAATGTTGAAGAGCAAGAGCCTCTTTCTGAGGGACGGGTGAGGCTATGGCTGTCATCGGCTCAAACGGCTGCCATTTGGGATGTTTACGAAGGAGCTTCCACTTCTGCTGGTGTATTTTTCCCTACAGCATATTCTGCTGGTGCCAATATTGCAGCTTCGTCTTCTCTAATGTGGGACGTTCGCATTGAAAAACAGGAATACTTGGCTGATTTGGTGTCAGTAAGTGCTGGTGCTTTTGTCTCTCAAACCAATCACACGCTTGCCTCCTCTGAAAGGGCATTTTTCAGCGGCACTTCTCAGTCCAGCCTTGA